GGCTCATTCCACTAATTTTGGCTGGGACATGCTGTATTTTCCTAAAGAAAATCAGCTAATTTTAAACGTACCAATTTCTGAGGGTAGTCAGCAACAGCAATATGTAATGAACAACATCACAAAGTCGTGGTGTAACTTTACGGGATGGGATGCTAATTGTTGGGCGCTGTTTCAAGATGACCCGTATTTTGGTGGCAATGGCTTTGTCGGCCTTGCTTGGAATGGCTACCAAGATGACACATCAGACATTACAAGTTTTGGTCTGCAATCTTTTCAAACCTATGGGCAAGCCAATCAAAAGCAGTGCCAGATGATTCGCTACCATTTGTTCACAAACGGCTTTCCAGCGGTGTATGGCAACGTGAACGTGGACTACAATTTAGCCGATAGCAGTGCCAGCTTAAATTTCACGCCGGTTAACTTTGCCACTTGGGACAATGCTCTTTGGGGCACGGCTGTTTGGGGCGACACTTTAGTGCCTAGCGCGGATTGGCAAGGGGTTACTGAAATTGGCTATTCGTTTGCTCCAATCCTTAAAACAGCTAGCCAAGGCGTACAAATTCAATGGGTAGCGGCTGATCTGGTGTTTACTGATGGCGGGACTTTGTGATCCGGTTAGACCATGAAGTAGGACATTGGGTAGCGGCTAGAAATTTTCAGATGTATTTTGAGGCCAACAGTCAGTCAATTGGCTTGGAAAAAAATGGTGAAATTGTTGCTGGTGTAATTTACGAGGATTGGAACGGCCAATCCATCATGTGCCACATAGCAATCATGGGCAACTTAACGCCAACATTTTTAGCCAAGATTTTTGATTACCCGTTTAGGCAGCTTGGAGCGCACAAAATCATTGCGCCAGTGGCAAGTGTAAATAGTGAAAGTATTCGACTTGTGACCCACATGGGGTTTAAAGAAGAAGCTAAAATTAAGGACGCGCACCCGTCAGGGGACATTGTTGTTTTTACAATGACCAAAAATGAATGTCGTTTTTTAGGGGAAAAATATGGGAAAAAGCTCACCAACGCCACCAACGCCACCTGATCCGGTGGCAACTGCACAAGCGCAAAGCGCGGCTAATATTGAGTCGGCCAGAGCGACAACGCAACTTGGCAATCCTAACATTGTCAACCCCTATGGCACATCAACCACGCAATATGGCGCGGATGCGTTTTTTGCGGCTAACCCTGGCGCGTTAGCTGAGTTTAGAGCCAACAGTGGCGGCATGTCTGCATTAGATTATGCCAAGCAATATTCTGCTGACCGGCCAGGCATGGCAAATTCTTATAGCGAATACCGGCCTTTTGTAACGCAATCGCTGAATCCCGAATCGCAAAGAATTCTTGATGCCCAGCAGCAAACAAAACTGCAATTGGCAGACTTGTCAAATTTGGGCGCAACAAACGCAAGCAAGGTATTGAACACGCCTTTTGCGTTTACTGGCCCAGCAGCAAACACAACTATTACCAATGCTGGTGGAATTTCGCGAGGCCCAGACCCAAATAACTTTTTAGCGGGTGGTGGGCCTAACGCTGCTAATTTTATGGCCGGTGCAGGGCCAAGCGCAGCCAACTTTATGGCAAGCAGAGGGCTTGATACATCAAATGTTGCGGCCATGCCAATCAATGCTGGCATGTCGGCGCAAAACGCAATCATGGCGCGGTTAGAGCCACAAATGGCGCGGCAGCGGGTGAGTACAGAAACGCAACTGATTAATCAAGGCTTGCGCCCAGGCTCAGAGGCTTACAACAATGCGGCAACCCTGCTGGGCCAACAAGAGAACGATCAGCGCACTCAGGCGGTGTTACAGGGTCTTGGTTTGGATTTGAGCGCCAATGCTCAGGGTTATGGTCAAGCGCTGACATCAGGGCAGTTTGGCAACCAAGCACAAGCGCAAAACTTTGGTCAAGGAAATATCGCGCAAGGAATTTTTAACCAAGCGCAAGCGCAAAATTTTGGTCAAGGCACGACTGCACAAAACACTGTCAACCAAGCGGCGGGGCAGAACTACACGCAAAACTTTAACACTGTGGCTCAAAACAATGCGGCTCAACAACAAGAGTTTGCTCAAAACGCACAACGGGCTGCATTTGAAAATCAAGCGCGGCAGCAAGCACTGGCAGAGGCTATCCAGCAGCGCCAAATGCCACTGAACGAAATCTCGGCATTGATGTCTGGTTCGCAGATAGCAAACCCGCAATTTCAAGCGTACCAAGGCGCAAACATAGCTCCAGCGCCAATTGCTCAAACAATGCAAAACGCTTATGCGGGTAGACAAAACGCATACAACCAAGATGTTGCTACTCAAAACGCAAACACGGCTGGTTTGTTTAGTCTTGGATCAGCGGCAATTGGGCTGTCTGATCGCCGGTTAAAAACCAACATTAAGCGCATTGGCACTCACAAACTTGGGGTAGGTATTTACGAGTACGACATCATGGGCAAACACGATGTTGGCGTGATGGCGCAAGAGGTTATCAATGTGCTGCCTGAAGCAATTCACATTCATCCAAGTGGTTACATGATGGTCGATTACGGGAGGTTAAATGCCTGACATCAATTTGTCTCCTTACACCTCCCAAATGGAGGCAATTCAGCGCCGACAAAAGATGGCTGAATTGTTGAGCCAGCAGGCTTTGCAGCCAATTGACATGCCGCAAGTCGCTGGGGCGCGGGTAAGCCCATATGCAGGGCTTGCCAAGATGCTACAAGCCTACAGTGGGCGCAAGATGCGTGAAGGGGCGCAGGCCGAACAGAAAACATTGGCTGACCAATAGCAGCTTGCTTAAGGGACTGACACCAACAGCAGCAGTGCCAGAAGGCCTGTCAACATTTACGCCTAATGTGTCTGAAATGGACATGGCTCAAAACCCGCGCATGGTAATGCAGCCAGAGACTGATTACGAGGGCGGGATCATTGAAACCGGTCAGCCTGGCGCGGGTTACTTTGGGGTAACGCCTGGCACACCAGCAATTCCTGCTAGCGGCGGCAAATTAACGGCAGAAGGCTTTGGGGCAATGAAAACCCCTGCTGGACAGCAGCAGTACATGGCGCAGCTACTGGCTCAAATTAAGCCCAAAGAGCCGAAGTGGGAGCTTAAAGAAATTAAGACAGCGGACGGCGGCACAAAGACAATGTTGCTGGACATGAACGCGCCCAATCCAATGAGTACGGCAACAGAACAAGGTAGGCAAGGGGCAAAAAGTAATTTTGGCAGCATCAATCCTAGCCAATACACGCCTGAAAGCATTAAAGCATTTGTGGCAAGCGGCGGTACAGATTTTAGTATTTTACGCATACCGCCTGTTGTTAAACCAGCCAGAACTGGTGATTTAGGCGTTTACGATGAATACGTTGCTCAACAAACCAAAGCAGGCAAAAAGCCAGTAAGCATTGACCAATTCTTGCTTAACCAAAAAATAGCTGCGCGGCAACCCGCCAATGTTACTTACGGCTCACCCGTGGCGGCTGTTGATGCAAGTGGCAAACCTGTGTTTATTCAGCCAGGTCGCGCTGGTGGTGCGCCTTCTGTTATGCAAGGCTTCACACCTCCGGAAGCTAAACTAAAAGATGTGCCGCCAACTGTAAATGCGGCAATTATTGCAAACCAAGCAGCAGGCAATCAATTAGATCGTGCAATTGCACTAATGTCTGGTGAAGATTTGCCTGGCATGACGGGCGACAAATCGGCAACAGGTCTTAACGGCTATTTGCCAAACGCTATTTTGAGTCGGATCGATCCACAAGGCGTTAGCGCCAGAGCTGAGATTGCAGACATTGGTTCTTTAAAAATTAACGACAGGAGTGGAGCTGCGGTTACTGCAAGCGAAACACCACGATTGATGCCGTTTATTCCTTTAGCCACTGATGACAACGAAACAGTCTTAAAGAAATTAAGAAGACTAAAATTAGAAGTGGCAAATGAAACAAATGCCATGAGGGAAATTTATAGCAAAGACCAAGGCTTTAAAGAAAATCCTGTTTTAAATAAACCAAGTGTTGCTGGCAAAACTACAACTTTGCAAGAAATACAAGAAGTGGCAATTAAAACAGGTAAAACAGTCGAACAAGTAACAAAAGATGCCTTGGCAAAAGGTTATAAGGTGCAATAAATGTCACTACTTGACGATCTTTACAGCGGCGCACCTTCTGGCGGCTTAAGTGCTGATTTGTATCCAACGCCAAAAGCGCCACCAGCGCCCAAAAAGCCTATGGGCTACGGCGAGATGTTGGGGCAAGCTGTTATCAACACACCGGCTAGTGCGGGGCGCATGGTTTCGGGACTTTATGAGGCGGTCACAAGCCCCGTACAAACAGTTTCTGGCTTGATGGATGTTGCGGCAGGCGGCTTGCAAAATGTTTTGCCAAAGCCTGTTACAGACTTTATCAACCAATTTGAGACAAATCCAGAAGCGGCACAACGTGCAGTCAACACAGCCAATGCTATGGGTGGAATGTATAAAGAGCGTTACGGCACTCTGGAGGGCATTAAAAACACCATAGCCACTGACCCTGTTGGGGTTGCTGGTGATCTGTCTACATTGCTTGCGGGTGGTGCTGGTTTGGCGCGGGGCGCTGGCTCAATTGCTGGCCCTGGCAGGATTGGCTCTGCCATGTCTAGTGTGGCCGACAAGCTATCAACTGCGTCCAATGTAACAAACCCAATCAATGCAATGGTCAAAGCGCCAGGCATTGCTTACGACCTAGCTGGCGCATTGACTAAACAAGGTTTAGCTCTTAAAACTGGTGTTGGTACAGAGCCTATTACGCAAGCTGTAAAAGCTGGCAGAGAAGGCAACAAAACAGTTTTAGCAAACATGCGTGAACAAGTGCCAATTACGCAAGTGTTAGACGATGCAAAAACAAACCTTGCCCAAATGAACTTGGACAAGCAAAAAGACTATCGTTCTGGCATGGTCAACATCAAGAGCGACAAATCCGTTCTTGACCTTTCTGGTGTTGA